TGTAAGGTCTGTGTTGTCCCCTTCAATCTTCTCACCACTACCAAATGTTATACCAACATCTGCAGGTATTACAACGTCAGCAGTTGCTGTGAGGTTTATGTTGTTGCCTGTTATAGTTAGGTCAGTACCATCGCCCTCTATCTTCTCACCGTCATCGCCAAAGGTTAGACCAATATTAGCAGGGATGTTTATATCACCGTTTGAGCCTACACTAAAGTTTATGTCTGTCCCATCAGACTCTATCTTCTCAGCACCTGACCCATCAAGAATAAGACCAACATTAGCAGGTATGATGATATCAGCCGTACCTGTAAGATTGATGTTGTTACCTGTGATTGTTAAGTCAGTGCCGTCACCTTCTATCTTCTCTCCGTCATCACCAAACGTCAAACCTATGTTAGCAGGTATATTTATATCCCCACCTGAACCAACAGTAATACTTAGGTCTGTTCCGTCTGATTCTATCTTCTCTGCTGTAGCAAAAGTTATACCGACACCTGATGGTATGTTAACATCTGCTGTAGCAGTAAGATTAATATTGTTTCCTGTAATGGTTAAATCTGTACCGTCACCCTCAATCTTTTCTCCATCGTCACCAAAGGTTAGTCCGACATTTGCAGGTATGTTGATATCTGCACCTGCAACAATATTTAGATCTGTGCCGTCACCATGTAGATATTCGCCACCCTCATCATTGAAGTATAATCTTTTTGTCCCATCAATTACAACATCGTCACTAAATTTAAAGTGGTCTTCATCTTCCATCCATGAAAACACACCGTCATTCGTTTCACCATCAAATGTTATAGTGATATCTGTTCCGGCTGTTCCTGCACCAAAGGTAAGTGTGTTACCTAATAGCTTAGTGATAGGACCACCTTCAGCAGTTGTCCCATCGTGCGTGTGTCCTGTTGAGGCGGCAAAGGCTGCTAATAACTGATTAAATTCGTCATTAGTGTGGGCAGCCGTGATAACATCACCGTCACTGTATGTAGACTGTCGTGTATACGTTGCTCCCATTTATCTTCTAGCTCCTGTTTGATATTCCATCTGAAATCCCCTAAGTGCGTAAGGGGCTGTCGTTCCGTTGTCGTCAACTCTTAATGCTACAGTAAATCCTGATCCCTCTACTGACTGTCGTAACAAAGGCTCTGACTGTCCACCGTATGTTGCTGTGCCGTAAACTCCTGTGCCATAGACAGCCACAATGTCACTAGCTGTTAGTGAGTAGGCCGCAGGTCTTGGTGCATCAGGATCTTCATAGTCGTATCGTAGAAACATATCAGCACTGATTGATGCTTCTGGTTTGTAACTTACAAGGACACGATGCATATGTTTTCGTATTCCTGGATCTCCAAAACTTAGGTCAGGACTTCTATACTTACCCCCTACGGCTGTACCATCAAAGTCATTGCCTGATTCCTGTCGATACACATACCCACCGTCTCCACCATGTATAACTATTGTTTCTGTTGCTGTCGTAACCGTGTCTGTTGATGTAGGTCGTATGCCTTTTATATTAGCAAACTCAAAAGACTGTCCTCTAAGTGACGTTAGTATACCTTCCGTAACAGCCTGTAAAACACCTGACTTTGTAAAGAACACCCTGTACTGTGTTTTGTTTGGTATTACTAACGATCTAAACCCACTAGCGTTTGCAATGTTATTGTTGAATACAGACTGTACAGGAGAGCTTATAGTACCAAGTTCAACGTCACCAATTCTTGCTGTACCTGCAACGGTTCTTAGTCCATCAGGTGCTAGGAATATCAAGTCACCTGCAAATTCCTGTATCGTCTGTCCGTTTACACACCCAATGTTTCTAGTAACAGGTGTAACAGCAAAGTTACTTGACGATGTTCCTGATAGTTTAAATATTCTATCTTGGCAGAATACAAACAAATCTTCACGGAAAACTTTAAGACCTGTTATTGTGTCGTCTACTTTAAAGCTACCTGCACCACTGCCTGTAGCAAAATTGTCTTCATCAAACGGCACACTAAACACAACCTCTTGTTTGTTATTAGACATACCTGCGTAAAACATATGGTCTTTAAATACTGCCACAAACTTTGCGCCTGTTACAGCAGTGCTAACTTCTCCACCTCCACCTGAGGATACATCTGTTGCTGCAAACGATGTGTTAAATACTGTTGGTGCATTGTTTCCGTCTGCAACTATAAGCTTGTCGTTACCATCAAAGTTAAATCGTTCAAAGGTATAGACACCTGCGCTTGTTCTGCCACTATCTCTCTCTGTCCAAGACCCACTTCCTGCTGAGGCTGTAAATATTTTTTCTCCTCTTGCTGCAACTATCGTGCTGTTAAATATGCAGGATAATAAAACTTCTTCTGTTGAGGCACTAGTCTGTGGGACTACATTAGTGTTATACTTAGCAAAACCATTTATACGTCTGTATCCACCATTAATGTCCGGCTCAAAGTTTACAAGCTCTATTGCTTCACCAGGTTGCATCGCAAACGTAGATTTGTTTAAAACTAGTCCTCCCTGTAGTGGAAAGACTGCAGGGCTTGTCTGCGAAAGATCAGGCATTAATTCAACGCTCCTGAGCTAAAATATCCTGAGGGCTGTTGTATCATCGTGGAACGCACATACTCGTATTTATTTACTAACAAACTTTGCATATTCTTTATGCCTTGTTCAAAACGTGCAAAGTTTAATTGATACTGTGTTGTTTCTCCTCTGTACTGATAGACATACGCTGTAGCTCCATCTATTATTACAGGATCAAATCGTGCAGGTATTGTTGTCGTACTGTCTTGTGCAGAAAGATCTGTAGGGAAAGCAAAGTAATCGTACTTTAGTGTGTAGGCTCTGTTAGGAAATGGAAACAATAAAAAGTTATTATCTAGTGTCCTAACTATAAATCTAGGAACAGCACCGTTATCAAATTGTGCAACAGATGTGCCGTTGTCGTGTGTTGCTGCTGTTGTTCCGTTAGCACCTCTTGTACATCCTGTTAATGTATTAGTGCTAATACCTGTGTATGTTATCTCTTCGTTTTCTATAAAAATAGTTCCTGCAGAATCAAAGCCTGTGGAACTTGTGAGGTCTATCTCTGTTTCACTAGCGTCTAATGCCTCTGCTAGTGTTGTTGTTACTATCTCGTCTTCTTGTGTTACGTTTTCTCTATTGATGTAGTCGTTGTACTGAAGGATAGTTAAGTTTGCACCTGATGATCCTAGTGTGCTATTCTTTACTATTCTAGCTGTGTTATAGTCTACATGCTTTGCATCGTCAGGTATGCTGTACCTTACTGTCCCTGGCGAAAGAGTTTGCGTCTTTGTAGTGTGGTTAAAGGGATATTGAAACTCCCTTTGATTAATATATCTAATAGATTCATTAACAGCGTTTTGTGCTTGAATCTGTATACCTCTCGCATCAGAGAAGTTAGAAGAGGTGAGTTGCACTTCGTTTAATCTTGCTAATACACTATTTGTTAATGATAAAAAACTTGCCATTCACCTTGTCCTAATAATGTAAGGGGCAAGTTGCCCTGCCCCAAACAATGTATAGTGTTACGCTAAGTAGTCTCTATCGACTTCAGTAGCCTTGTCTACTGCACCGTGGTCATTACAGTCAATGACAGTTGCGTAGACTCGTAACCTACCTGTAGCTGCCGCAGCACCTGCAATCGTACAATCAATGGTATCAGCAGTGCTGATGAACTGAGTGTATGTTGAGGCTGCGTTGCCCACTACTGTGTTGGTTTGTCCGTTAGAACCTGCAGCACAGAACCCTGTTGATGTGATGTCAGCACCATCAATGATGTCATCACCACCACCAAAGTCCATGTCCAAGGTACAACTTCCAGTAAAGGCTGACATAACCTCAGCACCTGCGTTTAGAACTAATGTTCCTGCAGGTATTTCAAGCATTTGGAAAACATCTCCGTCAGCAATAGAGTTACCTGCTGCTATAAGAGCGTCAATGTCCAAATACTCCTGTATGGTTTTCACCATGTGTGTACCTACGTTTGACGGTAGGGCTGCGATAGAGTCAGCACCAACACCAGTGGTTGATTTTGCTGTTAAGTCAAAAGTTGCCATGTTAGTGTCCTCCCTTACGCTGCGTTATATTTGGCAGTCACGATAGCCTCAGGTCTGAGGATCTTTCTACCATATAAGTGCATACCTCTAACAATGTCAGCAAAGCTGTCAGGGTCACGGTATGTTTCAGTTTTGCTGAGTTGTTCAGCAGTCGCAACGGCAGAGCCGTGTCCTGCAACAATCACACCAAAGTTTGAGTTTTGGTTTGCAGAGCCAGTTGTTCCTGGTCCTGTACCTACTGCAGGAAGGTTGCTAGAAACGTAAACTCTAAAACCTGCTAGGCTTGGTAGAGCTAAACCATTTTTAAGGTCAGCTGCTGCAAAGTCAGCATTTACTAGCTTAGAGTTTTCATCACCTAGTAGTTCCATGAATACAGGGTCAATAACGAGCCATCTGTCCTGTGTATCA